AGCCGCCACCGACTGGCGCGGGCCGTAGGCGTTGAGCGCCCGCACCACGCTCACGCGGGTCTTCCGCTCCTTGGCGAACATGGCGGCGAACCGCTCGACCGTGTTCTTGCTGATGGAGTAGGTGTTGTTCATCCACCAGTTGCCGACCGCGATGTTGACCATCGGGATGTCGTACTGGCTGGCGGCCTCCAGCATGTTCAGGCCACCGAGGATGTTCGTCTCCGCTGCGGGACGAGGGTTCTGGATCGTCTCCTGGGTCCCCAGGACCCCGGCGAGGTGGATGATCCCATCGGCGTGCGCCGCCGCTTCTGTCACCGATGTCGCATCCCGGATGTCACCCAGGACGACGCGCGATCCATCGATGGGCTCGCGGTTCCTGGTGTCCAGGACGGAGACCTCCATGCCGCGCGCCACGAGGGCCTCGACCACGTACCTGCCGATGAAGCCGTTCCCGCCCGTGACGAGGACCGTCCGCATGTTCAACCCCTGACTGATGGGTACGGGATGCCCGCTTCGTCCAAGAGTCCTTGGAGCACCTGGATGTACCCCTCCAGGTTGCGGCGATGGCGAGCAGCGTGTTCCGCCAGGGAGAGCTTCTCCAGGTTCTCCGGAACGTCGTTCTGCTTGTCCTCGTCCTTGTGATGGATGACGTAGCCGGGACCGAGAGTCTCCCCTGGATGGGCGGCCATCCAGACCAGGATCGCACGGTTGTAGTACCGCTTCTTCACCGGGTCCCAGACCTTCACCCGACCGTCCTTGTCGGTGTGCTGGCCGCCCTTCCAGTTCGGAGCATCGGGCCCACGCTTGCCCTTGTTGACGCTGGGGCGACCCTTCATCGATGCGCTGATCTTGTCGCCCCAGTCGTGCGTGGTTCCCTTGGCTGGCATGAGCACCTCCTACGAGGCACCCATACTAGCACATCTCAAGTTTCATCGTATGAGTAGTTGACGGTTTCCTGCGTCCAGTTGCCCGGAGAGGCATCCGACGCCACCTGGAGCTGGAACACCAGGTACTTGGTCGTGGCGCTCGTCGCGCTGTACGAGCCCGAGTCCCAGGTCGCCTTGTTCCCCGACGTGAAGCCGTTGAACGTGGTGCTGGCGACCGAGCTGGTGGCGTTGGTCGGCGTGGTCCCGGTCGAGTACGCCGCCGTGAACATCAGGGTCGTCGAGGTCTGGACCGCGCCATCCCCCCACACCTTGAAGTTGCTGACGGAGTTCGCCGGGGCGGTGTCCACCTTGAGCTTCAGCCACTTCTCGTAGCTGTTGGTGCCCACCGTCACGGGGTTGGCCTGGCGGTTGCCCAGGCTGTTCGTGGCGTTGTCCGCCGAGATCAGGTCGATCCCGGTGACGACAGCGGACTCGGTGCCCGCCGACGCGCCCGTGTAGACGCGCAGAGAGAGTGATGCGGCCATGGTTCCTCCTGGCTAACGGTGGCCCTGTCGCGGCATGAGGTCGCCTACTTGCCCGCTGGGGGCTTCGGCTTCGCGCTGTCGGTCCGGGCTCGTGCCTGTGCTTCATGGACCTCACCAGCGGTGGGCAGATCCTCGAGGGACACAGCTCCGACCGGGGTCGCCATGATCAACGAGTCGAACTGCTCACCCTTCAGGGGCTCCCGTCCGTCCTCGATGCGTGCTTCGTTCACCGTCTTCCAAGGGGTTCCGGCGAGTGCGAGCTTGTTGATGTTCGCCTTGGCGCTCGTCTCCTTCAGGTTGAGGGCGACGAAGCGGAAGGCCAGGTTGTTCTCCTCCCCGCCGAACGCGGAGTCCCAGACGATCTCCTCCGTGAGGTAGTCCTGGATGGACGCCATCAGCGGCCGGAGGCCACGGTCCTCGGACACCTGGAGTTGGATCTCGGAGGTGGACCGGTTCACGTCGAAGGTGACACCGAGGTCCTGGGGCGTGAGCCCGAAGACGACGGCGATCTTGCGCACGAGGTAGATCTGCCACTCCAGGAACTGCATGTCCCTGGAGGTCTGGCGGAACGGGACCCACTTGGCCCCCTTCGTGCCACCGATGAAGCCGAGCGCTCCCTTGCCAGCGACCTCGCTCTCGAAGAACTGGCGGAACTCGCGCACCTGCTCCTTGGTCACGCCCTCACCGAGGTCCATGACGCCATCAGGGGCGGCACCGGTCACCTGGCGGCGGTTGTACTCATGGCCGAAGAGTTCGGCCTCGATGGTCAGCTTCAGTGTCTCCATGGGAGACAGGCCGATGGGCGTGAAGCTCCGGGGGTTGAGCATCATGTAGACCATCTCGTCGTTCTTGAAGCGGGCCTCCTCCGTCATGGTCGGGTACCAGAAGTACCGGGCCTCCTTCGGATCGGAGCCATCCCACGTCGCGGAGACGCGGATCGTGCCGCCATCGACCGGCCAGAGCTGCACCAGCTCACCCTTGAGGTTGCGGACCTTCTCGATGACCCCTGCGTCCAGGACGAGGAGGTCCTCGACCACCGGCTCGATCAGGGACCGGAAGCTGGCGTTGTGGGGGTTCGGCGTCTGGAGGAACTTCTTGATGTCCTTGGCCAGGCGCTTCGAGTAGGGACGGCGCTGGTCGAACGGGACGATGTCCCACTCGGCAGCGCTCACCTGGGATCGACGGATGTTCACTGCGCCCCGGACCCACTCCGAGTGCTCGGCCCAGTTGCGGAACAGGCGGACGTTGCTCTTGGCCACCCGGCCCCGATCCTGGGCGGTCACCATCACGGAGGCCGACGAGGGCAGGTTCTTCGGGCTTGTCTGAGCGCGCTCACCCCGGACGATGCCCGTTGACTGGAGCAGAGAGACCAGGGCTCCCATCTATCGCATCCCCTTGAAGTGATCGGCCACCATGGACTTCATCTCCAGGTTCAGCCTGTCCGTGAGCATCTTCGTCTCGCTGGCCTTCACAGCCTGCTCGAAGGTCATGGTGTGGGTCTCGAGACCGCGCATCATCACGGCGAGGTGGTCGGGGACATCCCGTTCGCCATCCCGGAACTCGACCTTGGTCATCCCCAGCCTCCGAACACGAACCCGCCGCCACCGGTCTCCATCGCGTACCCCAGGGCGTCGATCTGATCGTCGTGCCCCTTGGGGAACTGGAGCAGCTCGACCTCGAAGGGCGATCCCTCGAGGCTGCGGTGATGGAAGACCTTGCCGCTCTCGTACCGAGCGGCCACGGCACGCGCGCGTGTCACCTTGTCCACGTCCGCCTTCTTGCCCACGACGGGCAGCGGGGTCGTGTTGATGATCTCCTTTACGAGAGCCGACTGGAACTGCTGGCTCTCGATGATGATCCGGCTGATGTCCGGGTAGGCGTTGTAGCCATCGATGACGAACTGCCGGTGGCCGGTCTCGCGCTTGTCGCGGTAGACCGAGAGGACGTACGTGTTGTAGAACTCGTCCTCAGCGATGACGGCGCGGGAGGTGAAGTCGGCCTCCTCACGGATCGAGCTGGCCAGGTCCACGCCCATCTTGTAGGTGTAGTTCCGGCCAGGCGGCAGCGTGCTGAAGTGCTGGAACCACTCACGCCTGAAGACATTGCCCGCCATCAGGCCGGAGATGTCGTTGAGGTAGGAGCAGGCGAACATGGCCGATCCCATGTCCCTGCGCTCCTGCTCGAGCTTGTCCAGCGGCCACAGCTCGGGCCACAGCGCCTTGGGCTCGAGCTGGTCCTTGTCGTCCTCGGCGTAGTAGATGGCACCCCGGATCAGGGCGGGCCACTTCTTGTCCTCGATGAGCTGCTGGTAGAGGTCTCCCTCGGCCCAGCGGGTGCCCACCACGACGATCGAGCCACCCGGTGCCAGGCACGGCTTGAGGGTCTTCCAGAACCACTGGTTGACCTTCTCCTGCTGCTCCGGGTTGGCGGTGTTCTCCTCGTCCAGGATGTCGTCACAGAGGATGAGATCGAAGCGCTTCGAGATGATCGGGCCACCCGTGCCCGTGCTGTACAGCGTCACGTCCTTGGTGCCGTGGAGGGCGGAGCCCCGCTGGAGCCACTCCACGTCGGTCCACTTGGACTGGCCGACCAGGTTGCCGAACACGTCGTGGAACATCTCGTTGGACTGGAAGGTCCACCGGATGGCGCGCGACATGGCGTTCGACTGCTTCGCGGTGTTCGACACCAGGCCGATGCGGATGTTCGGGTTCTTGGCGATCAGCCAGGCCAGCAGGATCGTGGTGATCCACGTCGTCTTGGCATGGCCTCGCGGCTGCAGGACGACGCAGTTCTGCTTCTCCTGGATGCGCTCGATGATCCAGTTGACCAGCTCGACATGGTGTGCCGCTGGCTGGTGCCCGAAGACGTACTCCCCGAAGGAGAACGGATCAGTTGGGCTTAGTTCCCGGAGGCTGGCCTGGAGCAGCTCCTGCCAGAACTGGTCCGGAAGCGAGGCGTCCGCGAGCAGCTTCGACAGCTCGTCGGAGGAAGTCGGCATCGGGCTTGTTGCGGTCGCTGCCGGTGACGTTGTACGGCTCATCCTTGGTCCCCTCCGGCTCGCTCAGGAGCACTGCGAGCGTCCGGACCGCCTCGACGGCGTCCTTGGTGTTCACGGGGACATCCCCGTTGGCGAGTCGCTTGGCGTAGATGCGCAGGGTGGCCCGCATGACGGCGATGGACTCCACCCGGATCTGGCTCTCCTCGGCAGCCACGTCAGCGGCCATCTGCTCGTACGAGCGGCGCGACAGGCTGTTCTGGTAGGCCATCCGCTTGCCCTTCCAGTCGTTGTTCCGGGCGTAGGCGGCAAGGGTGCTGAAGGACACGTCGAACTTGATCGCCAGCGCACGGATGCTGACGTTGCTGGTGACGAACTCCTTCTCGGCCTCGGCGGCATCGTACTTGCGGGCAACGCCCATCAGAACCTCCCGGACATGGAGAAGCGGCCCGCCAAACCCGAAAACGGACCGCTTCTGGTGCGATGCACCTGGATGTGAAGTCTAGCGGGTGAGCGTGTCACCCATGAAGAGAAGACCGCAGATCACCACCAGGATGGCGACGATGATCATCACGGTGGCGAGGAAGCAGCAGAACGTGGGAGGACCGACCGGGTCCTCGTTCACGGTGAGGCGAGGTAGTCGGCGGCGATCAGCTCCAGCGCCTGGCCGTCCACCATCTCCCCGCCACTCTCGGACTTGGCCTTGTCCAGCGCCTGCTGGATGACCTCATCGGCCTCCGGTGGAAGCCTGAAGGTCCGCTCCACCCATCGAGGTCCACTCTCCCGCTCCTTCTTGGGTTCGGGCCTGTCGAGCCCCTTCCAGTCGAAGCCCTCCATGCCGACGAGACCGGCAAGGGCTTCCTCGGAGAACGGAAGCTGCTCGAGGATCTGCGCCGGGGTCTCGTCCCTGAGCAGGTCCTGGAGCAACGCGCTCATGTCCTTGGGGTCGTACTGCCCTCGGAGTTCGTTGAGCGCGATGGTGAGCTTCTTGGCGGTGGCATCGTCCACCGGGCCGATGTCGAAGTAGGGGATCGCCGCCAGCCCCAGGTCCCTGCCTGCACGCCAGCGGTTCTCCCCATCGATGATCTGGAAGTAGAGGCTGTCCTTCGGGTCAGGACGGACGGTGAGCGGATCGACGAAGCCGAACAGCTCGATGTCGTGGATCAGTCGTGCGTAGTCGCGCGGCTGCATCTTGTTGGGGTTCCAGGGGTTCGGCCGGAACGCGCTGGCGGGAGCGACCCCTGGTGTCACTTTCGGCGTACCTCGTCAGCGGTGACAGAACTGCCGCTGTCCCCGATGAAGGCGGCCACACGCTCCACACGGATGTGCGGTCTGAGCCGCTCCATCAGCCAGTTGGCGAGCCCGTAGGGTGTCGCCTGGGCTGGCTTGATCATGTCGTTGAGGTGACGGCCGTCGAGTTCATCGATGGCGTCGTTCATGCGGTTCCACTCCATGTCCTCATCGAGCGGGTCGTAGAGCACGTCGATCTCGATGTCCCAGGTGTGGCCGTGGAGGCGCTCGCCGCACGGAGCCCACATGGAGCCCACGTCGTGGGAGGCGTCGATGGTGGTGCGGAGGTGGTAGCGGTGCTGCATCTTGACCTCTTGGAGGGAAGGCTACCGCGCGCCTGTCGCACCCGCCGTACGGGTGTGCGTCCCCTGTGCGGGGTCGCCACGGGTAGCGTAGCACGCGGTTCTGTCATCCACCACAGGTTTACCCGCTGTAGGTCGAGTTCGTGGCGGTGAAACCGGCCTTCCAGGACCACTCGTCCATGACGTACTGGCGGAAGGTCTGGTAGTCGATCTCCACCTCCGTCCGCTGCTCCATGCCCAGCATCTCGAGGACCTGGTCGTACTCCTCGGTGTGATCCTCCGGGATGGGCAGACGGATGTAGTGATCCACCGGGTCACCCTTGTAGGCCCGGTCGAGCATCTGCTCCAGCTCGGTCACGATGCGCTCGCGGTAGGACGCGAACGCCTTCTCGAACTCCGACCGATGGGTCGCCCGGTTGGCGGCGATCCGATCGATCAGGTCGGCACGCTTGACGATGACGGTCTTCACTTCTTGGTCCCCTTCCGTGCTGACAGCGTCAGCTTCCCGGTCCTCTGTGGGTAGTCGCGCGGGCCCTGGCCGTCGATGGCCAGGAGCACCACCTGGGCCTCCTCCCAGCAGGTGTAGCTGTTGCGGGGATCGTGGGCCCCCAGGGTGCAGTAGCCCCTCCCGTGGTACTGGTGCAGCGCCTTGCCGATGCGCTCGATGGTCAGCATGTCCATCAGGTCCTCACTTCTTCTTCGTGGTCTTCGGGTCGGCGTAGGAGCCCACTGCCGCCTTGAGCCAGTCCCTCTTCGTGAGCCAGTCATCGTTGCCGGGATCGAACGTCCAGGTCTTGTCCGCGTCGAACATGCCCAGATCGCCGGGGGTCAGGTACTCCTTGACGACGCGCTGGACGGGGGTCTCCAGCCTGGCCGGGTCCACGAACTGGCCGGTGGCACGGGCCATCTCCTCGAGCAGGATCTTGTACCGTTCATGGGCGTGGTGCAGGGATGCGTTCTCGACCTCCAGCGCGGAGACGGTGGTGGCCATGCGGCGCTGCTTCTCGGCAGCCTGGTCCGCCTCGGACTTCATCTTCTTGACCACGTCCTCGTACTGCCGGTCGATGCGCTCCCGCTCGGTCCGGTTCCACCACATGAGGATGTTCTGGGCACGAGCGGTCCAGATCAGGTCCTGGATGGTGGCGATGAGGGCCATGGCGACGGGGTCGTCCTCGTACCGGTAGGTGACGATCGTGGGGTCGAACCCATCGGTCACACCGGGGTCGAAGACGATGATGCCCTCCTTCAGGCACATCTCCGTCTCGTCGTGCGCTCCCTTCACGCCGCAGGTGCA